GATCTGGAACTACTGCTATTTCTTGTGTGGATAATGATAGACAATATCTTGGAGTAGAGTTGCATCAAGAATATGTTGATATGGCAGAAAATAGAATTGCCAAATTTAATCCTCTTGCTAAATTTTTTATATAACTAAAAAAATGAAACACCACATCCCTGATATCATTAGAAAGAATTCTTTTGATTGCTTCAAGAGTTTGAATGAGGCAGAGAGAGCAGTTGTTATGTTTGGTGAGGATGAGTATCGTAAATCATTAGACCTTGACAATGATGATGCTCCCTGTTGGAAGATCCCAAGTAAGGAATCAACAACCTTTGTTGGTTGGAACCCTATGTGTATCCCAACGATGGATTACATAGTATGGAAATTAAAACGTCGTGAACAAATTGCAAAAGGAGAAATTCACTAATGGACTACAAAACTTCTGGTGTTGATATTGAAAAAGGCCGAGCAATTGTAGAGCACCTGAAACTAATGGCACCTAACATTGGTGGGTTCAATGGAATGATGGAAGTTCCATCAGGATATGAGAAACCTGTATTAGTATCTGGTGCTGATGGTGTAGGAACTAAAATTAATATTTGTAGGATTGCCCGTGATTACTCCACTATTGGTCAGGATCTCGTTGCTATGTGCGTCAATGACGTTATATGTTCTGGCGCTAAACCATTATATTTTCTAGACTATATCTCTACTAAGTCTATTGATTGTAATGTTGCTGAGATTATGGTAGGCATCGTTAAGGGATGTGAGATTGCTGGAATGGAACTACTAGGTGGAGAAACAGCAGAGCATTTTAGAACAAATGACTATGACCTTGCTGGTTTTTGTACTGGTATTGTAGAGAAGAATGAGATTGTTGATGGCAGTAACATCAGAGCAGGTGATGTAGTCATCGGTATTGAGAGCAGTGGTCTTCATAGTAATGGATACACACTGGTCAATGATATGTTGTGGAGAAATCACATTTACTACAAAGAGATGCCAGAGTTGCTTACACCAACCACCATCTATTCCCCCCTAATCCATCACCTGTTGGACGAAGTTCCTATCCTAGGCATGGCACACATCACTGGTGGAGGTATCCCTGAGAACCTTCCTAGGTGCCTTCCAGCAGGTCTTACAGTTGATGTTGACTATGATGCTTGGGAGAGACCAGAACTCTTTAACAAGATTCAGGAGGCAGGAGAGATTGCCGAAGAGGAGATGCGTAATGTGTTCAACTGTGGTATTGGATTCTGTCTGGTAGTGCCGCCAGAGGTGGCAACATTAACTCAGAGCTTGATTGCTGATACACCATTTGGCATGAGATCTTGGGTTATTGGTGAGATTGTATAAATAATACATATCGTCGCCGCTAAAAGTTCACTGGCAAAATCCAGAGGACTGTGCTATACTGAGGGGGTCAACGACCCTCTTTTTTAATGAGAAAACAACTCCTCGCTTTTGCTGCTGGTCTAGCACTCATCGTTCCTGCATCTGCGGCACCGTTACAGGATAATGAATACAAGACTATGCACTCTATGGGATGTATGATTCTTGGTGAATGTACTGACGATGTAGAACCAATCTGGGGTATTGATTATCTTGCGAGTCAATACCCACTTGCAGATTGGAATCCAGTTGCAGAAGAGTTTCAGCGTATGTTGAATGCTCTTACGATGATTGATGTTCAAGTATTTCTTGCTGACAGTAAGTATTTCCCCGTAGGACATCGTGGTGTCTATCATACTGTGACTAATAACTTCTTTCTCAATCGTGCTTACATGCATAATCCAGGTGTATTGATGAGTGTCATGCGTCATGAAGGGTGGCACGCTGCCCAAGATTGTATGGCAGGCACTATCGAGAATAGTATGATTGCCATCATCAAACCAGAGGAAGACGTGCCAGCATTCTGGCGTGAGATGGTGGAGCGTACCTATCCAGAAAGTGCTGTGCCATGGGAAGCAGAAGCAACCTGGGCAGGTAAGACAGAAGGTATGACTATGGCAGCACTAGAAGCGTGTGAGCGTGGTCGTATGTGGGAAGTATATCCACCAACACCTATGACGAGGGAGTGGTTGGAGAACAATAAATACATTGTAAAGTAAATTTATAGTATGGTCGCTGGCAATCCTTGTTATACCACGTTTCCACCCTCTCTCCCAGAGAGGACAACATCTGCTGCGACTTTATACATTAAACCAAGAACGGGTGTAGTACCACCCATCCTCCCACCAGAACCTGGGGAGCAGGTTAGGATTACTGTTGGATCATGTTATGGTCCTGAGTCTCCACTGCCTCAGGTGGGTGGTAATATTCTTTATCCTCGTGCAAGGCAGGGTGTAGTTACACCAACAGAACCACCAACTCCTGGTGCTGACATTAGAATTACGGTTGGTAATTGTTATATTCCTGGTGAACCTCCGAGAGTAGTTGTACCTCAGGAACCAGACTCACCTGCTATCGTTAACGTTAAACCAAAACAAGGTACTATTGTTACACCTCCTGCTGCACAACCAGGAGATCTTGTTAGAGCGATTGTTGATAACTGCTATGGTCCAGACTCAATACCTTTAAGTCCAGACGAAGGTCCATATCTCCCAAGACCTAAGAAAACAATTGAAGTTTTGCCTGCACCACCTGAGGCTGCTGATATTATTAGGCAACTAGTTGATAATTGTTATGGTCCTCGTATACCACTTACTCCTGATTTAGGTCCATACTTTCCTCCCCCTACTCGAATAGGAATTGTAGATCCACCGCCAACTGATCCCCCTGGCGAAGCAATTCGATTGATTGTTCAGAGATGTTATCCTACGGTTGAACCACCTCCTGAACCTCCACCAGAAGAGAAAGGGAGAGTCCTTCCTCGACTCTTTCCAGATCCACCACCATGGAAATGGTTGTGTGAACTGTTCCCTGATCTACCTATATGTGATACAAATTATGGACCCTTCCCGACACTTGGTGAGGATGTATTCCCCCCAATAATTCCTGATGGTCCAGACTGTGCTGAGGTAGAGTTTGGTCTTCGTAATGGTAGTGTAAAGCGACATAAATTTCCTCAGTTTAAGGACAAGTGGAAAGTTATTTCAGGACCTAGAAAGGGTGACATTCTTACATGTAATAGATCTTCTGATGAAGATACTGGTGTGACGCCATGCGTCACAGATTTCTTGGATTGTTTATTCAAACCATATGCTACTGGTACATATAGAACACCTCCTGTTTCTTGTGATAACTTTTACTTCCGTGGACAGAACTCTACTAGTAAGGAGATATGTATCGCCAACTGTCAGGGAGAACGTATACCCATTTACGAATATCTTTTAGGTGGGAATGATACTAAAAACGTGATGCTCAAACCAATTAGTGGTGACATTAATGGTAGTGGTGGATTTATTAAACATAACCTTCGTGTTGTGACCACAGATTCTGCTGGTAACTATACTGGTAGAAAAGTATTTTGTGAGGCAGGCGCTAAGTTCTTCAACAGCACTTCTGTGCAGACATATACTACAAGTTTGGGTGGTGCTAGTGTTACTTTTAAAGTGCAACCTATTGCTGATGGTAGTGACTTTGATAGTAACTGGTGGGTAGATAGTTTCTCAGGATCTTTACCTTCCATTGGAACGGAGACTGATTATACTTTTAATGGAGGAAGAGCAGACTGTACTGTTACGTTGCAAGTTATTGGTGGTGCTCCTGTTGGTGGTGATCATAGGTATGGTCTCACACCTACACCAGATAAACCTGGATACACTGTTACTAATGATGGAGAACCTGTCTTCTATCTGTTGAAGAACCCTGATTCAAATGCAAAAACTCTGTGGAGATTTTATTCCGATTCAACAGTAGATACATTTCTTACTATGAATCCTGGTAGTCCTGAGAGTCAGGGTGCTGGTGAACGTGCAACTATGGACGCTGCTGGCATGTCAGAAGGTATGCCATTAGGATATGCTTTCCAGAATAAAGATAAAGCAAGTTCAAGTCTTGTTGAGGGTGAACGGATCCAAGAACTACACCGTTACTACAACGGAAATGGTTCGGATATGTCATGTGAGTTTGATAGTAATGGGAATGTTGTTTGTACTGGTAGTGGTACTGCTAAATTAAAGTTAGAAGTATCTTGGGATGATAATCCAAGCACTTTTGGTACTTCTTTTGAAACTATTTCTGCTTCTGGTAATACAGTGAGAAGAAGTGGTGAGAAAGGATCAGGATCACTGTTGATGGATGTGACTAACGGTACTAATACAGTTAGTTACAATCGATCTAATGCACAGGGTGGCGGTATATCACGTCAAGATAATAATAAAAAGTTATGCTTGGAGGATGGTGATGGTAGTGATTGTAATGCTAGTGTAAGAATTGGTGCTATTTCTGCTGGTGTCAGTCAGAAAGACGACCACAAATATTCAATTGTTAAGAGAAACAATACAGAAACACCACCATCATACGATCCTAGTAGACTTTCTTATCAGATTCCTAGTGATAATGAAAGTCCTATGACTATCTCATATCAGATTAAGAAAGGTGGTGCTTCTTATGAAAACTCATGGGGTGTCGCGATCACTAATAAGGATGGTGATCAAATCTATTGGGCGAGAGTCATTGAAGCGAACACAACTGCTGATATTCCTATGCAGCAGTATCAGATTCCAGTTGATGTATTGAATCAGTATAAGAACAAAGAAGTTGTATTCTTCTTGGTTCCTGATGGTGGAAGTAATGGTCTTAGTAATGGGCAGAGTATTAGTTTCTCTTCCAATGGTAATGCTTTTACGAATAGTGCTTCCGTCGAAAGCAACTGGGTCTTCTTCTCTAACCATAAGATGAATCCTGATCAGAGGAACAAGGTTAGGTTCCATGCTGGTCACGAGCAGTGGTGGGAAGACCTTCACGGTTCTGATAGTGATGAAGACTATGATGACTTTAAAGTAACGTATCGCGTTGCTTGGGTTGGTAGTGAGTGGTTGTATGAAGGCATTGCTTGTTATGTATTCGGACAACCAGCACCACCACCAATCATGATTCCTATTCTTGTTAGGGAGAACTGTGAGGATCCATTGTTCAATGGCACCTTCCGTGATGCCATAGTTACACGCACTGAATGTGGATCTAGAACACCACCCAACTCAAATAACGTTAACAGATATTCTCTTGCTGGTGTTTGTAGTGGAGAGTACAGCACTACTATCAATAGAAAGCAGAGACTTACAGCACAACGTAGTGGTAATCTTAGTCTAAAAGCATTTGGTAGTATCATTCGATCGCCAGAGATTGAGGATCTTAGATTCAAATATAGATTAGTTAAAAATGGTACGATCTTACATGAAGATTCTATTCTAGTTGGTGACTGGCCAGTTGTTGGTTCTACTTTAACTGACTTTACTGTTGTTAAAGGTGATGTTATTAAATTTCAGGTTGTTGAGATCCAAAGAGGACCACGAACAGGACTGGCATCACTTGGTCTTGCTATCTTTGATCGCGATGATAATGTTTTTGAGAAACCATGGAATGTAGATCTTGGTACTACTGCTATTACAGGAGAGGTAGAGCAGAGATCTCAGATCACCTCAGATAATCCTAGGGTTGGTACTCAATCTGGATTATCAATCACCACAGGTGGTCGTATCAAAAAGATGAGCATTCGTTTGTGGGACATTGAGGCAAAAACATGGTCTAAGAAAGTAACTGTATGGGACAATGGTCAACTTGATACTAATGGTGCTAATGGTCAAGATGTTTCTTGGTCTGATATGTATTATGATGGTGATGAATGGTTCGGATCAGGATTCTATGAGGGTGGTAGCAGAAATCGTAGAGGTGTTGTTCTAAGTAGTAACATTGATAACAGAGGTAGATTTACTGGCACTCCAAACGTTAGTAATGGTCGTGGCATATTCTATAACTCATTGTTTGAACATGGTAGAGGATTAATTTGCCAACCATCAAACAATATTGGTGGGAATTTGAGTTCATATCGACACCTATCTAACTCAAATGGATTCATGGGGTGGTTTACCCAGTCCAATACATCTGGAAATTTCCAAGAGATAGTTGATGCATATGATCAATACTATGCAAAAGGTATCACTGATTCTGGCACTCAGTCTAATTATCCTAGGGGGGTTGCGGTAAACAGTAATGGGCAGTATAGTAAGATGTCCTTTATGCATGACTATGTTTTAGGTCTGGTTGATTCGGAAGAAAGATTATTGGATGAGGATGATCTAGGACCACAAGCGAAAGTTCGTGTTGCCTTCTGGCCTTATTCAGTTAAATCTTCTGATATGAGTCCGAGCGCACCTAGGTTTGGTAACTCTATATACTGGGCATGTGGTGTTGAGATGTTTGGTCTATTAGATCGGGGAACTTCATACCAGGCGGGTCAAACATTTGACTTGCATTGGCCGCCATATCAAAAGCAGAAAGACATGTATGGTAATGCCAATGATGGCAGTCTACCGTCTCCTTTCTACCCTAGGGACAAGAATTCAGGTCACGTACATCCAAAGAGACTTAATGTCAATACTATTGGTACTGATATCAATGATAGATACGAAAATACTTACTCACCTAAGGAAGTTTTCTATCAAGAATCCCATAACAGAGATTCTAATCTTTGGTATATGTGTCAGACTGATAGAAAAGTTAAACGTATTAAATTTAGAATTGAAATTGAGGAAGTCGAATGAGTAAAGGATTTAGTGAAAGGAATACCGATCGTTCAATTGTGGACGGTGTTAAGAAACTTACAGGTCTTCAAAAGATCTTGCGTAAGTATCCTAACGATCCTGTCGGTCGTAAGAAGATGCTTAAACAGTGGAAGAAGTATCATTATGGATGGATGGGTGAAATGGATCGCCTTGAACAGACGGAAGATCAACTAGAAAACATTCCACTAGCACTAGAAGAACTTAAAGATGTGATGCCCGACATGCCAACAGAACCTATTGAGATTAATCAGACTCCCACTGCTGAGCAGATTGAGCAGATCCGAAATGCTATTGGTAAGGACTGAGGGTTGACAGAGGTTGGAGAACCTGCTATACTTTCTAGGTAATCCACACGGTTGTGATGTTCCTCTAACCAAACTGGCACAAGGGAAACACATTTCAACCATGTAGGGTTATAAATAAAAAGCGAACTGTACTTAACAGTTTGTAACAAACGAGGGAAAGTCGATCCCTCTATCATCTGTGGGTTTAACTCCACAAGTAAACAAACATTTAAATAAAATGATCAAATCTGTATTTGTAGCAACCGCTGCACTCTCTGTCTCCGCTGGCGCTGCTTTCGCTGGTCCCTACGTGAACGTAGAAACCAATGCTGGTTGGACTGGCTCCGAGTATAACGGTGCTGGAACTGACCTTCACGTTGGATACGAAGGTGCTCTGGGTGAGTCTGCTTCCTACTATGTCCAGGGTGGTGCCACTGTGCTGACTCCTGATGGTGGTGACGCTGACACCGTTCCTTCTGGTAAAGCAGGTGTTGGTATCGGTTTGACCGATGCTCTTGGCGCATACGGCGAAGTCTCCTTCGCTGGTAGTGGCGACAGCGACATCGATCGTGGTTATGGTGCTAAGTTGGGTGTGAAGTATTCTTTCTGATCATCAAGATAACTTGACGCTATATAGGGGGAGCAATGCTCCCCTTTTTTAATCTTTATTAATAATTATCATGGCAAATAATCCTGGCGGCACAGTCATCTACACGAGACCTGGATGCCCCTACTGCACCAAGATCAAAGAGGTTTACAGAATGCGTGGTTGGACGTATAGTGAGCATGTCCTTGACCAGCAGTTCACTCGCACACAATTCAAGCAAGAGTTTGGTGCTAATGCTACCTTCCCACAGGTTTTGATCAATGGACAACGTATCGGTGGTTGTACCGAGGCGGTTAAGTATCTTCGTGAAAACTCTTTTATCTGATGACTGACATTAATGAAGAAGAACTCTATCAACTAGTAGAAAGATCAATTGATCTTGCTATGACAGAACAAAAGTTTCTCTTCAAACTATATCCATACTTGAAGATGAACAAGTGGACAAGGCGGCAGACTAATGTATTCATTGAGTCTACTACTGCTGCCAATTTAAACTTTGTCATCTTAGAGTTGGAAGACTACCTTAGAGGTGGTGACAAACAGTTGCGAGAAGCATACGGTCACATCCCAAAACCAAAGGCACGTAAGATTAAAGATTACTTGTATAGTATATTGCAGGATGCTTGGCAGTACCATGCTGAACGTAAACCAGGTAGAAAACTTGGAACCACGCTCAAACGAAAGTAGTCTAAATAATGTTACCTAGGGAGAAACGACCATGGCAGATGCAACATTTCTTTACATCGCTTTCTTCCTAACACTGGGAAGTTTTGCTTTGGGGTTCCTTGTATCATGGAACTTGAAGAATATTTTTGATGTTTGGGCAGAGCAAGCAGAGTATGCCAAGATCGTTATGCATCCTGAAATGTATGATGAGAATGGGCAACTGACAGATGATCCACTGATCTACTTGCGCTTCCGCGAGGAAGATGATATGATGCATGATGAAGACGATTGAGGTCTAATGATTCTTGTTGATATGAATCAGGTCTGCATCAGCAACCTGATGGTGTCCCTCACAAGTACCGATTCTAAGATTAGCGAGCGACTAGTTCGTCATATGGTTATGAACTCATTGCGTTTCTATCGCAAGAAGTTTTTCAAGACATATGGAGAACTAGTCCTTTGTTATGACAGTAAGCATTACTGGCGTCGTAAGGAATTTTCTTACTACAAAGGTACTCGTAAGAGGGACAGAGAGAAATCATCTCTCGACTGGAATGAAATCTTTGAAGTCTTGAATGTTATTCGAGATGAGATCAGAGAGTTCCTTCCTTATAAAGTTATCGAAGTTGATGGTGCTGAGGCAGATGATGTGATTGCATCTCTGGTTAAAGACCAAGCACATAGGAACATCAGGTTGCAGAATAATATGCAACCACCACAGAAGGTGCTCATCCTCAGCGGTGACAAAGACTTCCAACAACTTCAACGGTATAATTTTGTTGATCAGTTCAATCCTGTACAAAAGAAGTTTGTTGAGTGTCTAGATCCTAAGAAGTATCTTCTCGAACATATTATTAAGGGTGATCGTGGAGATGGTATTCCTAACTATCTCTCTGATGATGATACCTTTATTGCTGGTAAGCGTCAGCGACCATTGTCCAAGGTAAAGATCGAACGATGGTTGGAGATGTCACCTGAACAGTTCTGTGATGACATTACTACTCAGAACTATGAACGTAATCAAAAGTTAATTGACTTTGATTACATCCCATCACAGGTTTCTACTGACATCCTAAATACATTTGAAACTACTGAACCTCCTAGTAGAGGACAGATGTATGTTTACTTTGGTAAACATGAGTTGAAAGAAATGCTAGACCACATTACTGATTTTTGAAATGAAATTGCTTATCTCTGAGATCCTTCAAAAGGCGCACAACGCAAAGACTAAGGCAGAAAAGATTCAAATTCTGCAACAGAATAACTCAGCAGCGTTGCGTATGATTCTCATCATCAACTATGATGAATCTATTGTGTCCCTCATGCCCGAGGGTGCTCCTCCATTCAATAAGAATGAAGCACCTGCTGGTACTGAACACACCAATCTGATTCATGAAGCACGTATCCTGCACCACTTCTTTAAAGGTGGTTCCAGTGTTAAATCAATTAAGCGTGAGCAAATGTTCATCCAACTTCTAGAAGGACTGCATCCTGATGAAGCAGATGTATTAATCAAAGCAAAGGATAAAGTCCTTGGGAAACGTTATAAAGTAACTAAATCATGTGTCCAAGAGGCATTTCCTGAAATCGTGTGGGGTAATCGGAGTTGAAGATTGTACATGAAGATTGCGATCCTTCGCTGTCGCTAGACAAATCATTACCTTACACCGCATACTTAATTGAGTATATCATTGATGGTATCAGTCACTTTGATATCTCTATTGGTAGAAACCAGGTAGAAATGTTTGATTATTATTACGACAAGTACAAGAAGGATTTTATTAAGTTCACTCAAACAGAGGGTCGAGCAAACCCCAAACTATGGGGACCCCAGCAGCAGGAAACTAAGAAGAAGAAATGAAGAACTCAATGTATACATTTAATTTAAACAAGGAGGATGGCAATACGGATGAACCTAGTGTAGAATCACGACAGCAGGCATCTGCTATACTCTTAGGTATTGCTGGTGTTATCTTCGCTCCCTTCATAGTCTGGTTGTCGTGGAACTTATCTATGCCATTTCTGTTTGGACTGCCTGCTATTGGTTATATCAAATCTCTTGCTCTTTATATTCTTTTCAGAACATTATTTAAATGAAACCACAAGTCTGCTTAATCTCTGTAACTCCTGATGCAGAGAAAACTATTGGATATATTGCCAGAGTTAGTAATCCTGCAAACCAGGACAACCCTAAGATTGCAGGTCTGTTGAAGTATTGTATTCAACATGGACACTGGTCTGTGTTTGAGCAAGCATCAATGACACTACAAATTGAGACTACCAGGGGACTGGCAGCTCAAATCCTGAGGCACCGTTCATTCTGCTTCCAAGAGTTTTCCCAACGCTATGCAGATTCATCTGCACTAGGTGATAATATCACTCTACCTGAATTGCGTAGACAGGACACTAAGAATCGGCAGAATAGTATTGATGATGTAGATCCATTCTTGATTCAGAAGTATGAGATTCTAATGCAGGATCACTTCGAGCATGGTATGGATCTGTATAAGAAGATGCTTGATGATGGGATTGCAAAGGAGTGTGCTCGTTTTGTGCTTCCCCTCGCCGTAGGGACCAAACTTTACATGACAGGAAATCT